TGTCCCGGCTGGGGTCCGCACTGGGCGGCCTGGCAGCGGCGGCGGGGGGCATCGCCGCAGTGACGGCGGCGCTCGCCGCCATCGGTGGGGCGGCGGGCGCGGCGGTCGGCGCGGTCGGCGGTCTGGCGACGGCTCTGCTGGCGCTGGGCCCCGCCGCTGCGGCTATCGGTGCCAGTGCGGCGGTCGGCCTGTCCGGCATCAAGGACGCGTTCTCCTCCATGAAGGCGGTGACGGAGAGCGCCGCCAGCGATGCCACCTCGCAGGCCGAAGCCGTGGCCAGCGCACAGAACGCACTGGCCAGCGCGTACGACGGAGCCGAGTCGGCGTCGATCAGCCTGGCGGATGCGCAGGAAGCCGCCGCCGATGCGGCCAAGGACGTAGCCGACGCCTACCAGACCGCACAGGAACGGCTGGACGACTACAACCTGTCGCTCAAGGAATCCAGCCTCAACGAGCGTGAAGCCAAGCTGAACCTGGAGGAGGCCCGCAAGGCGCTGGCGAAGGCCGACCCCAGCGACCGCGCCCGTGCGCTGTTGCGGGTGGAGCGCGCGGAGATCAATCTCCAGAAGGCGCAGGAAGCCAACGCGGACCTCCAGGCCGAGGCCGCCGACGCGCAGGCCAAGGGCATCGACCAGGCCGACGAGGTCGTCGCGGCCAAGAAGCGGCAAGCGCAGGCCGACAAGCAAGTGGCCGCTGCCGAACGCGGCGTGGAGCAGGCCGCGCGACAGGTGGCGCAGGCGACGCAGGCTCTGGCGAAGGCCCAGAGCCAGACCTCGCCCGCTGTGGAAAAGTTCCAACAGGCGATGGCCAAGCTGTCACCGAGCGCACAGGAGTTCGTGCTCGCGGCGAAGGCCCTGGGACCGGCGTGGTCGGAGGTGCGCAAGGCCGTCCAGGAGTCGCTGTTCGACGACCTGGGCGCAGAGCTGACCGAGACCGCCAACGCCACGATGCCGTTGCTGCGGGACGGCATGAGCGGCGTCGCCGCCGAGCTGAACAACATGGCCATCGGCGCGCTCCAGTTCTTCCGGTCGGCCGAGGGCATGGAGCTGCTGAACGCCAGCTTCGCCAGTGGCCGAGACCTCTTGGCGGGGCTGCGGCAGGGCACCGGCGAACTGACGACCGGCTTCGTGGACTTCGTGTCCACGGCGCAGCCGCACATGGAGCAGATGGGCCGGAGCATCGCGGCCATCGGCGAGGGCATCGGCCGCGCCTTCACGCGGGCTGCGGAGTCCGGCGCGCTGGACGAACTGTTCGTGGGCGCGAATCAGGCGCTGGCCTCACTGGGCCCGCTGCTGGACGGCGTACTGACGGCGTTCATCGAAATGGGGCGGCAGGTACTGCCCGCCATCGCACCGCTGTTCGAGACGTTGGGACAGGTTCTCGCGGACATCGCGCCGTCGTTGGGCGAGCTGGGAGCGGTGTTCACCAACTCGCTGACGGCTATCCTGCCGTCGCTGGGCAAGCTGATCACCGCGCTGGCGGACGGCCTCCAGCCGGTGCTTCCGGTGCTTGTCCAGCTGATCCAGACGCTGGCCACGGCCCTGGCACCGTTGGTGCCGGTGTTCGCGCAGATCACCGTCACCATCGGTGAGACGCTGATCAACACCATCCAGGCGCTGCAACCCGCTCTCGTTCCGCTGGCCACGGCGTTCTCCGACATCTTGGCCGCCGTCGCACCACTGGTCCCCATGATCGGCGAGTCGCTGGCGGCGGTGATCACGGCGCTGGCCCCGGCCCTGTCGCAACTGGCGCTGGCGCTGACGCCGGTGATCAAGATGTTCGCCGACGAGATGAAGCCGGTGATCGCGCAAGTTGCGCCGATCCTGGCAGAGGTCGCCGGGATCATCGCGCAGTCCTTGGTCGACGCCATCAACCAGTTGGCCCCGCTGCTGCCCGAACTGATCCGGTCGTTCTCTGACCTGCTGCTGGCGATCCTCCCGATCATGCCGGAACTGGTCCGCATGGCAGCGGACCTGATTCCTCCGCTGATCCAGGTGATGACGGACCTGATCCCGGTATTGGTGAAGGTCATCGACGCGTTCACCTGGCTCGTCCAGAACGTGATCATCCCCTACGTCATCCCGGCCATCCAGGAACTGGCCCGGCAGTGGACAGAGAAGTTCCAGCAGGTCGCCGATGTCGTGAACTGGCTGACCGACACCGTGTTCCCCAAGATCGGTGAGGGCCTGACCTGGGTCCAGAACTGGTTCAACGGCGCGGTCGACGCGATCAGCCGCAAATGGGCAGAACTCAAGGCCAGCAGCGCGGAGCCGATCAACTTCTTCATCGAGACCGTGTGGAACAACGGTCTGTTGAAGGCGTGGGGCAGCATCGACGGTCTGCTCGGTGGCGTCCTGCCGGACGCGCAGCCCATCGCCAAGATTCCCGAGAGGGCCACCGGTGGTCCGATCAACTACTTCGGCAGTGGCGGCTCCGGCAACGGCACCAAGGACGACATTCTCACCTGGTTGTCCAACGACGAACACGTGGTCACCGCTGCCGAAGTGATGGCGGCGGGCGGCCACAACATCCTGTTCGCCATCCGCGACATGATCGCGCGCGGCGTGCCGTTCACCTGGGACAACGGCCGGGTCATCACGGACCTGGGCCGTGACAACCTCAGCCGCTACGGCGCGGCCGTGAGCACCAAGGGCATCGGCAACGTCAACCCGGAAGGGCTGTTCGACCCGCTGTACCGGGCGGGGGCCATCCCTGGCTACGCCACCGGCGGCCCGGTCATGCCGTGGATGCACCAGTTGGCGGCGGGCCACGACTTCGCGCGTGCGCAGAACGGCAAGCCGTACCAGTGGGCCGGTCCCACGGGCATCGGGTCGTCGTTCGACTGCTCCGGCTTCATGGGCAGCATCATCGCGGCCATCCTGGGTGGCAACCCGTGGCAGCGGTACTGGGCCACGTCCACGTTCGCGGGCTACCCGCAGGTCGGCGCGCAGGGTCTGGTCAAGAACCTGACCGAGGGCGTCGGCATGCTGGTCGGCATCACCGACGACCCAGGCGGGCCGGGCGGTGGCCACACCGCTGGCGAGCTGCGCGGCATCCCCGAGCTGGGCTACCCGGATGCACGGGTGGAGTCCGGCGGTGCCATCGGCGACGTGCACTACGGGCGCGGTACGCCGGTGGGTTCGTTCGCGTCGCTGTACGGCTTGCCGATCGGCGCGAACGGCTTCTTCCAGCCGTCCGAGGGCGGGGGCTTCTCTGTCGGCCCGTCCACGGAGGAGCAGTCCAGCTTCCTGCGGGACACCATCTCCAAGATGGTGAAGGTCGTCACCGACCCGATACGGGACGCGCTGCCCACGCCGCCTCCGGCGGTGAAGGCGATCCCGGGCGCGGCCCTGACGGCTACCGAGAAGGCCGTCATCGACTTCGCCAGCGCGGCTGTCGGCAACCTGGGCGGCTTGCTGGGCGGTGCCTGGCAGAAGGCGCAAGACCTGGGCGGCAACATCCTGGACGCGATCAACCCGTTCGACACGGGCGGTATCGCCAACGGCACCGGCATCATGGCGAAGAACGTCATCGAGCCGGAGCGCGTTCTGAGCCCGGAACAGACCCGGCTGTTCGAGGCGCTGGTCGCCGCGCTGGAAGGCATCGCCAACGGCACCGGTACGGCTACGTCCACCATCGTGGACGCCATCGGTGCCAGTGTGGGCAACGTCGTCAACGACGTCATCGACGCACTGGTGCCCGCCGTCAGCAAGAACCCCAGCGACACCACGCAGCCGCTGGACACCACCTTCCTGGAGAAGCAGAACCAGGAACAGTTCGATGAGACCGGCAAGCTGATCTCGGAGACACGAGACCTTGCCCTGCGCACGGAGTCCAGCACGGAGAAGGTGCTGGTCGCCGAGTTCGAGGCGATGCAGGCGCAGATTGCGGAGGTCGCCAACCGGCTGACCTCCGGCGTGCTGGGGCCGGTGGTGGAGTCCGCCATGCAGGCGGCTCTCGGCATCATCGAAGATGCGATCGGTGCCAGCACCGAAGAGATCACCGCCGCCCAACAGGACACCACGGACGCCGTCAACAACATCGACGTGGGCGACAGCTCCACGGCGGCGTTCGGCTCGCCCGGATCGTCGTTCGATCTGGCGGCGGAACTGTCTGCTGCTGTGGTGCAGGTGGCCGACACCGCCAGCGCGGCACTGCTCCAGGTCGGGCAGGACATCGCCAACGCCGCGCTCGAGCAGCGCCCCAGCCGGGCGGCGGGCCGGTCGCGTGGCCTGCTGGGCAGCGAGGAGTTCAGCGGCGGTCCCCTGATCGACATGATCATCCGGCTGACCGGCGTGGAGATCGAGGTTCGGGACCTGATCGAATCGCTGGCCGAGGACATGCGCGCCTTCCGTGGCGACGAGTTCCAGGCGTTCGATGAGAACGGCCAGTTGATCAGCGACACCGCCGCGCTGGTGGAACGCACCGCCAGTTCCATGGAACTGGTTGTGGCAGAGCAGAACCGCATCAACCGGGCGCTGATCGCCAGCATCCTGCGCTACCTGATGACCAACGTGGTGATCCCCATCATGATCGCCATCGTGACCGCGCTGATCACCGTGGCGGTGACGGCCATCGGTGCGGCCATCGGCACGCTGATCGGTGGTCCTATCGGCGCGGCCATCGGCGCTGCGCTGGGTGCGATGGTCGGCCTGGCGCTGTCCGCCGCTGCGGCTGCGGCCATCGCGGCGGTGGGTCTGGGTGCGGGTGCCGCGATCGACGCCTTCCAGGGCGGCGAGTTCGACAGCGGCGGCGTGGCGCAGGGCACCGGCTACATGCCGAAGAACGTGATCGCGCCGGAGCGCGTGCTGTCGCCGCGCCAGACGTCCAGCTTCGAGCGGCTGGTGGAAGTGCTGGACCGTGGCGAGGCCGGAGTCATGCGCCAGATCAACGTAGCGTCGATGAACATTCACGGCCGCGAACCGGCAGTGCAGACCCACGACACCCTTCTCAAGCTGCTGAATACCTAGGAGGATTCGATGCCGTTCCGTGGTTGGTTCCTTCTCAACGGTCAGGAGATGGCCAACAGCTCCCGGCTGCTGGCGCACATGGTGCCCAGCACGCCGGTCCGTGACGACCAGGTCGCCCCGATGATGGAGTGCGCCTGCGAGATCACCGTGCCCTACGACGACACCTGGACAGGGCTGCGGGAAGCCGTGGGCGACGAACCGTACGCCATCACGAACGCTCCGTGGTACACGCCAGCGCGGCCGGAGAGCGCGGAGTTCGCCGGGGTGTGGGTGATGGATGTCGGCGGCATGGACAGCGTTCCGCTGGAGCGTGAGGTGCAGGAATCCATCTGTGTGGGCGGCGTGGCCAGCCGCCCTCGAGACAGCTCCCGTGTGGTCACGTTCAGCGCGCTGGTGGTGGCCTGCACCAATGCGGGCGCGCGGTACGGCATGGACTGGCTGAACTGCATCCTGCGGCAGGCCAACGCGCGCGGCGGCGTGGACCTCCAGTACTACCGCGCCCACCCCGAGGACACGGCGGCCGACCCGCTGACCCTGCGCCGGAACATGTACGGCATGGTCCTGTCGAAGTCCCCCACCGTGGTGGACACGGCCGGGCACGGCCGAGGCAACCGGCACCGGCAGGCGTCGGTGTTCCGGGTGGAGTGGGAGATGATCGCCACCAACCCGTACGCCTACGGCAGCGCGGTGGCGACCGTCATCAACTGGGACACCACGGTGGAGGAGTCGATCACGTGGGCGCACGCGCCCAACTGTGAGGACAGTACGTCCTGCGAACTGCCGACCGTCTACAACGCCGACTGCATCCCGCCGGTGGTCGACATCGCCGTAGCCACCATTCCCAGCTGTGGTGGCTGCCTGCCTGTCTGCTCGATCGAGCGGCGCACGTGGCAGCTGCCCACGCAGATCGGTGCCTGCGACGACACCGTGATCACCACCCGGGTGACCAACAACGGGCCGGACCCGCTGACGGTGATCATGTACTGGCAGCCGTGTGGCAGTACCGACCGCTGCGACAGGGTGGGGGAACTCCAGATCAGCGGGCTGGACACCGACTACACCATCGTGGCCGACAGCGTGACAGGCCGCCCGTACGTGGAGTACGACAACCAGTCGCTGCGGCAGGTGGGCATCGTGTCGACGCCTTCCGGCAGGCCGTGGAGCCCGACGTTGCTGGAGTCGATGATGTGCTGGGAGTTGGTCGCCGAGGCCGCTCCCGGATCGGATTACACGGTCGCCGTGGAAACTAGGGACAGGGACGCATGACGAGCATCTGGTTCGACCCCCTCGAGAAGGCACAGGAGAGCAGCGTGACAAGCATCGAAAGCGGGTTCGACGTGGAAGTGGACATGGAGATCACGCACGCGCCGCCCGCCGAGGAACCCCCGGTCGAAGAGACCCCCGTCGAGGAAGGCGAATAGATGGCTGTCGGTATCAGCGTCACCAACGTGGCGAACAACATGCTGAACTGGCTGCGCAATGTCGCGCCGCCAGCGGTGCCTGCGCTGTGGGCGCAGCTGCACATCGGTGACCCGGGCGCGTTCGGCACTGCCAACCCCAGCGTGGTGACCACCCGTATCCAGGTCACGCTGACAGCGGCCAGCGGCGGCGCGGTAACCCTGAACACGGTGTCCGGTTCGTGGACGATGACGGCCACCGAAACCATCAGCCACATCTCCATCAAGGACGCCAGCTCCGGCGGTAACTTCCTGCTGTCCGGCGCGCTGGCCAGCTCCAAGAACGTCGTCGCCGGTGACACCCTGACCCTGACCGTGCTCAACATCAGCCACACCCCGCTCGCCGCCTGACCCACACATCGACGAGAGGAGGTTGACCCATGTCCTCCATGGGTATGGACAAGTCCGGCACGTTCTCCCTGGGGGCGACCAGCACATGGGTCAAGGTCCAGGGGTTCGTCGCGCGGGCGGGCTACCCTGCCACGGTCATCACGAGTCATGCGCTGGTGATGGACACCCCCGGCACCGGCAACATCCGGTGGCGGGGGCAGTTCGGCGCGGCGCTGGGTACGCAGCAGTTCCGCGTCGTGAAGAACGGCACCACGGTGGTCGGCGCAGCGGTGAACCAGAGTGTCACCGGGACGGCCAGCGCCATCACCATGGCCATCGGCGACACCCTGGAACTCCAGGGCTTCTCGCAGCAGTCGGGCGCATGGGGCACCGTGCAGCCCGGCGCGGCCGTGACGTTCCTCGAGTGGAATCAGACCACCTCCAACCAGGACATCAGCGCCAGTTCCGTGACGAACTGGGGCATCTCGGCGGCGTTGGGGCAGGGCACCACGGTGGCGGCCACCGACACGGCCGTCAACTGGGATGTCGACACGGACATGGCGTGGGGCGCGCAGGCCGAGGTCTCCGACACCGCCATCAACTGGGATGTCGACGTCGACATGTACCAGGGGCAGCACCTGGACATCGAGACCAGCGTCAACACGCACTGGAACATCAGCGCGGACATGCTGCTCATCAAGCAAGTCACCGCGCCGCGCAGCGTGTTCGCGTTCGACCGGGTGGCGGTGTCCGTGCATACCGTCGACGGCCGCATAGTGGGCGACATCCCCTGCACCATGCTCAATACGTTCACGTGGGGCCGGGAGTCCACGGAGGTCTCCATCTGCGACCTCGGCATCGCCACGCAGGGCGACCCGCAGCTGTGCGAGCAGCTGTTGCCCTGGGTGCACTGGGTGACGATGTGGCACGACGACCAGCCTGTCTGGACGGGGCCCATCCAGGGCGTGACCATCACCGACGACGTGACCACCGTGACAGCCCGCGACCCGTCGACGTTCATGTGGCGGACCCGCGTGCCGGTGACGCGCAGCTGGGTGGAGACCGCACCGGCGCGCATCGCGGAGACGCTGTGGGCTGCGATGTTCAGCCTGCACGGCATCCGCGTGAAGCCGTACGTTCTGCCGGGCATCGCGGATGCGACGTTCACCCTGTCCGCGAAGTCGGACAGCAAGATGCTGCATCAGCTGATGGACGAATTGGTCAAGGTCGGACTGGAGTGGACCGTGGTGGCCGGGCGGCCGGTACTGGGCGAGTTCAGCACCGCCCCCGTGGCAGAGCTGGCGGAATGCGATTTCATGGTCAAGCTGGAACGGCGACGCGACGGCAGCCAGACGTTCAACGATGTGCGGGTGCAGGGGCAGAACTGGGCACAGACGGCCATCGCGGACCTGGCCGGGCTGCACCTCCAGACGCTGGTGTCCATGCCGGACCTCTTCGGTGCCTCCAACATTCAGCGCGCCGTGCTGGCGTACGCCAAGGACAGCTCACGTATCCGCGACGAAATCTACGTTCCGCCGCAGGCCGCGCTGAACCCCACCGCGCCGGTCAGCTTCGATGACCTGATGCCCGGCAAGGTGTTCGTGGTGCATTCCAAGACCACCAGCGAACTGATGCGCCTGGACCAGTTGACCGTCACCGGCAGCCCGGACAGGTTCGACGTGCAGGTCACGCTCGTAGCGTTGGGTCAGCAAGGTGAAATCGCACGGTTGGTGGGAGGATCGAACGCATGAGCGCCATCCCTAAGCCGCCGCGCAACAACATGGAATGGGCGCGCCGCACCGAGAAGCGCCTGAACGAACACGACAACGCGACGGCTGTACGCATCGGGGAATGGACGCTGTCCACGCAGGAGGGCACCGGGAATCTGATCGCGGGCCACGTGGACGGCGGCTCCGTGATCCTGGCCGTGAAGCCCGCAGCCAGTGAGGAGCCCGACGAGGTGACCGACACCGACGATCAGCCGCATCTCAAGCTGGAACGGCAGGCCGTCCAGTCGGAGTCGCGCGGCGCAGCGCACCTGGTGCAGTGGGACACCGTGGCCTACGCGACGGGCGACTGGGGCTTCACGCCGGTGGCCACGGACATCGTGATTCCGCAGGACGGCGTGTACCTGATCATCTACAACCTGGTGTTCCTGAACTCGTCGGACGTGGTCAACAAAGCCATCCTCATGATCGACGGCGTGGTCCGCGAAGCGACGGAAGCCAACTACGAAGTCAACGTCTACAACACGTTCTACATCAGCAACACCTACGCGCTGACCGCCGGACAGCTGATCAGCGCAGCGGCGTACGTGGCGGGTTCGGGCACCTTCGATTTCGGCCCCAGCGGCGCGGACCCCACAGTGTTCACGTCCCTCTCTCTGACACGGCAGGCGGTGGGCTGATGGCCGAAGTATGTGTGACACGGAATACCGATATCGTCGGCGGTGACCTTTCGATGGCCCCGTGGTCGATACCGCGCATGGTGTCCGATCTGACGTTCAACTCCACCGGCGACGGCAGCTTCACCCAGCTGACCACGCTGCCCGGCAAGCTGATGATCGACAGCGGCATCCAGTCCTGGACGAGCGACAGCCCGCTGCCGTGCCGCGTGCTGCTGCGCATCCAGCGGGCACACCGGGACTTGCTGGTCAGCAACCCGAACAGCGCACAGATCAGGGACCGGTACACCTTCACCCAGAACGGCACCGACCCGCGCGTGCCCGAGACCAGTTCGGTGTTCCAGGGACAGACGGGCGCAGCGATCGACCTGTCCTCGAACTATGCGGGTACGCCGTTCATCGGCCGGTTCTGGGTCTACGACGACGCGCACATGATCGAAGACTGGATCGGCCCGGACATGCTCCAGCCGGGCGCGGTGTTCAAGTACTGGTACCGCGCGTACCTGTGGACGCCGCCGCCGTGGAGCAACAACGCCAACGGCAACAGTCCGCAGCACAGTGCGACGATCCGCAACACCCGCATTCAGGTGTGGGCGTTCCCGTCGCAGGACACGGAGGTGGTGGGCTGATGTCGCTCAAGGTGTGTGTCGCGGAATTCATGATCTCCGATGCGACGGGGACAGGGTTCGCGCAGAACTGGCTACCCACCATGGTCACCGAACGTATGGCCGTGTCCGGCCGGGACGGCACGGTGGACCGCGCGCCGGACCAGGTCCCGTTCATCGACTCCGAGATTCTGTGGACGAACGTCGGCAACGAGACCGTGCACACCATGGTGAGCGTGCACCGGGCCAGCCGGTTTCTGCTGTCCAGCTCGCCGAACACCTTGGTGCTCGATGACGCGTGGACCTTCGACATCGGGGAGTCGCCCGCTGCGCCGATCCCCTTCGGCACGGACAACGGTGTCGGCGCGCGAATCAAGACGCGGCGCAGTTACCAGCCGCTCATCTTCTCGCGCATCTTCCGGGACTTCCCGGACTACCTGAGCTACGTCCACGTCGGCGCGGTGGACCCCGGCGACAGCCTCCATTTCCGGTACCGCTGCCTGTTCAGCACGCCGGGTGAATGGCGCACGCCCGTGCAGCCCCGTCACGAAGCCGCCGCGCGGTGGACCCGGCTGCGGCTGTTCACCGCTCCATGGGTGGCAGGAGTGATCTGATGACGTACCCCTGCATCAACGAACTGCACTTCCAGATCGACGCCAACGGGGCGATCACCCCGCAGCCCTACATGCAGTGGCGGCACGTGGCCACGAACGAGGCGGCGTCCATCGACCGCGACTACGACCCCAACGGCGGCAGCGGTCAGGCCGAAGACCTGTACACGGTGCGCGTCAGCTGGACCAACCCGGACCCGATCAGCCACAACGTCTACGCCATGTGCACGCGCGGCGGCAGTCGTACAGCCGCCAGCTGCCGTAACCGGCCGCAGCTCCAGCAGTACTTCGGCAGTGCGCTCGGCGTGGCACCGGCGGACCCGGCGGCCAGCACGCTGATTTCGGTGTTCGGTGCGGGGGGAGACCTGGGCGACAACAACGGCGGCGGTCTGATCGGCTTCGCACCGTTCGAGAACCGGGACGGCCAGCGCAGCACGCTGATCGGAAACGTGGTGGTGGTGCCGCCGGGACAGACATATAAGGTGGCCATCCGCCTCCGCAGTGACAGCGCCTTCTGGGAGACGGCCAGCTACTACCAGGGCGACAACGAGACGGAGCTGTCCATTCGCAGCGGGGCCACGCGGCTGGACATGTACGCATACCCCGTCATCTAGAAAACACGTAGGCTAGGTGTTATGGCAGGACCACGAAAGATTCCGATGCACCGGCCCGCGCGGAACGTGGGCGGTGCCAGCCGTGCGGTGCCCCATCCGGGTGTGGGTGGGGGCGCGAACAGTGAGCCGACGTTCGTATCCCCGTTCCAGCCGCCGCCCGCCCACGATGACCTCGCCGCCGACACCGAGCCGCACGGCTGGAAGTCCGTTCACGTGGGTGACTTCCATTTCCGGGTACGCAGCCCACAGCCCGAGGCCATCCACGTGCTGAGTATGGCGTGGTCCCAGCACCAGAAGTCCGAGCGCATCTCCACCGGCACCCTCATGGACCTGGTGGCGCGCTACACGCACCCCGACGACCTCGCCGTGGCACTGATGGCCATGGCAGACCCTGACGACGGCCGCTTCGGCACGGAGGAGTTCCACGACCTCGTCAAGGGGATCGTGACAGTCGGGACGGCCCGCCCTTTCTGGCCGTCGCTGGTTTGGTGAACGCGACCGCCTACTCGTGGCGGATCATCCGGGCCAAGCTGGCGCAGGGCGGCATCGGCGATCCGCTGCGGCACTTCCCCACGATGCACGCGCTGCTGGACATCGTGGAGACCATGGCTGTGGAGAGCAAGGCTGAGGAAGGACCGAACGCCGTGCAGCGGTTCTACTTCGAGCTGTACAAGCCGGAGCCGGAGGATATGGCCAAGGAGTTCAAGCCCGAGGACACCGAGGACAGCTTCGCGGCGTTCGCCGCGATGGCGGGCGGTATGCACTGATTTCCGTGCACTGACCGGCGGTAGCGTGGACCCATGACCAGCCCGACATGCACCTGTGGCGTCGTCCACATGAACGGCTGCCCCGCGCCGCTGTCCATCTGCATGTCGGCGGGCTTCATCTTCGAGGGCGAAGTCCAGCAGGTGGACAGCATCACGAAGTCCCCGGTGGCGTGGCCCGCAGGCACCGTAACGCGGATGCGCATCAGCTGGGGCACCGGCACCGAGATGCTGATCCCCGGCGTTGTCGACGGTGCGTGGCTGCGCTACGTCCTGACGGCGGCCGAGACCGAGCAGATTCCGCGCGGCGCGCTGATCACCCTGGACGTCAACTACGACAGCGGTGACCCGCTGCTGTGGCGGCCGTGGCGCGCCGGGCACCTGTCCCGCTGTGCATAAGTCAGAGGACCCGGGGGTTGCCCCGGGTCCTCGTCGCGCGTAGCTCCGCATGGTGGTTCCCTACTTGTCGGTCGAGCGCTTCCCCCAGTTGCCCCTACCCGGACGGGTCTCCTTCCAGTTCTTGATGGTCTCCGGCATCCACCCCCGGTGCTGTCCGATCTCGGCATCGGGTTCGGGTAGCTCGTAACCGTTGATGGAGTCGGTCTTCACTCCCAGGAACTGCGCGACCTCCTTGCGGCCCCAGAACTTCAACATGGTTCATCTCCTTCACAAACGGGGCGTGTCCCCCGGGCGGGTGCCCGGGGGACGGTATGAAATTGTCCGGTGTGGCTAACATCACCACCCGCTCTTAGCTGCGCACTTGGGGCCGATGCCCGCCGTGCGGCTGGCCTCATTGGTCAGTTCACGACCACACTTGCCGCAATGGCCCAGCTCGTGGCCGTAGCGGATGGTGGCCTCCTTGATGCCCGCCTCGGCGATGGCCTTGAGGACGAGCACCCGCTGCGCGCGGTTCAGGTTCTGGGTGTCGCTGCCCAACTGGCGGCGCACGAAGGTGTGCCCGGCCCAGCGGCCTTCGGCCGGGCAGTCCACCTGGACGAACCACAGAACGCCGTTGATGTCGACCGCGTAGCGGCCCTCCGGGACGTCTACCGCCGGGGCCGCCTCTGCGATCTTCCGCACGGGCATGGTGAACGCGTACTCGATGAACGCGCTGGCCTGAACCTTGGTCATCGCGCTGATGGTGCCGTTGACCGTGGCCATCTGCTGGATTCGAGCGATCCACGCCGGGCGCTGCTCGCTGCGGAAGTTGCGCTCCACCAGCAGTGTCCGAACCAGCGCGGCCTGTCGCTCGGTGATCATGTCGACAGGGGCCGGACCGGTGAAGTGAAAGGCGGGGCCTTCCATGATCTCCACCCGGTCCAGGCGGTCCCGGCGCGCTGTGCCCTGGGTGGCGGCGGCAGCGGTGGCGAGGCGGGCGGCGAAGGGGTTGGCGTGCATTGTGGTGATCCTCTCGGTTGGTGGTGAAACCACAATAGCACGTATTCCGTGCCTAATACAACCCCTTCGCACGGCGAACGTTATTCGCTGCCCAACCACTCCTCGTTTACCCAGGTCAACGCCGCCTGCGCCGCAGCGGTGATGTCCTCGTCACGGCCGCCGTGCAGGTGCTGGCCGGTGGTCCACTCCCAGACGTTCCAGCCGTAGTCGTACGACGTGGGGACGATGGTGGCGTACACGCTGCCGCAGTCCTTCACGATGCGCGGGCCGAGGTGGATGGTGGACTCCACGCGCCAGTCGTCGGCGTACAGCCGCTCCGCTACGTGATCAGATACGGGGGTCTTCATTTCCAGAGCCTTTCCATGAGCATGTCGGTGATGGCGGCGCAGCTGTATCCGTCGCCCGCCAGTGCGTGCTGGATGGTGTGGTCGCTGATCCAATGGTCGGTGTGCGGTCCGCGCTTCTCGCAGCGGTAGCCGTGCGAGTCGCGCGCCGGGCAAGTCAGCTTGCGCCAGCCGCCGCGCGCCTGGCAGACCATCACTCGCCCCGCATGACCAGTTCGATGAACCGCTGCGGCTGGAAGACGACCCTCGGCGGGCGCACGGCGTCGTCCTCCAGGGCAGCGCACAGCCGGGCGCTCAGTCCGCGCAGTTCGTTGAACTGTTCGACGTGCGCGGGATTCTCCAGCGGGCGCAGCGGCTTGATGCGCTGGTGCAGCAGCGCGGCGACCAGGTAGTGGTCACGGTTGTCCAGACTTCCCACGGCTAGAACCCTTCGCTCGCGTCGAGGATTTCGGCAGCCGTCGCGCCCGCGTCCAGAGCGTGCACCTGCGCCAGCGCGACAGTGCGGTGGGCTTGCTGCCATTCCGGGGTATTCGGCCGCGCCTCGAATGCTGACGCCACGGCGACGCGCAACTGGGCCAGAGCTTCCTTCCGCGCCGCGCTCACCGCAGGGTCTCCCGCACCACGGCGATGGCCCTGTCGATCAGGTTCAACACGTACGGGTGGTCCGCGCACTGGTGGTGGCCGTAGGTGATGCCGCCTTCATAGTTGTGACGGCGGTACCACTGGCCGGAGATCGACAACAGCGAAGGCGTGCCATCCTTCTTGGCGCGCTTGCCGGTGATCTCCAGGCGGTACACGAACAACTCGCCGGTCTCCAGGTTGCGCTCGACCACGACCTCCGCGCGTTGGGGGATCATGCGAATGTCCGAGTGGGGCACGGGCATGTCGACGGTGGGGGCTTCCACCATCAGCCCTACGGTGTACGTGACGGTGGCCACAGCGGTCAGGCGGACGGCGAACGGATCGTCCGGGTTGGTGGGGTGCATGGGGGGCTTCCTCTCGAGGTGTGGTGTGGTTCAACCTTAGCACGGATTCCGTGGGTTTGTGCAACTCCGTGCGATATGCTCGGGGCAGGCCACAGGGAAGGAACCGGCATGGCACCTGAGTTCACAGAGATCGACAGGATGGGCAAGTCGTACAGCGGGCGCGGCGGTGCGCGCGTCACGAACTTCCTGCTGCACACCCAGGAGGGCAACGGCACAGCGGAGTCGCTGGCGGCCTACCTGAACAACCCGGCCAACGGCGTCAGCTACCACTACACGATCGACAACAGCGTGGTGGTCTGCGACGTGGTGAACACCGACTACGCCAGTTGGTCGGTGCTGGATGCGAACCCGTACACCATCAACCTCTGCTTCGCGGGCAGCCGCGCAGGCTGGTCACGCCAGCAGTGGCTGGACAACATGGGCGACGCTATCGACGTGGCGGCGTACCTGGCTGTCCAGGACTGCCGGAAGTACAAGTTCGACACCACCGTCATCGCACCGCCGTACTGGTACGCGGACGGCATCTCGGATCACCGGTATGTCACCGATGAGCTGGGCATCGGCACGCATACCGATGTCGGCCCCGGCTTCCCGTGGGATGTGTTCGCGAACGCCGTGGAGAAGTACACCAAGGGAGAGGACAACGAGATGGCGAGTGCCGAAGAGATCGCGAAGGCGGTCTGGGAGATGAAGGTGGCTAAGCCGGACGGCACCGCCGAGCAGGCGGGCATCCTGCTGGGGTGGGTCGACCAGCACACCGGTGACGCGCTGGATCAGCTGGCGGGCACCGGCAGCAAGGACCAGCGCACCGGAAGCAAGGCACCGCTCAAGCCGACCGGCTGGGCGCAGCTGGCCGATGCCGAGCGCGCCACCCCGGCGAAGCCGAGCCTGGTGGACGGTGTCGCCACGCGCGCCGACCTGGCTGCGCTGCGGGATGAACTCGTCGCGCTGATTCAGGGGCTGGGCAAGTGACCTCCGACGAGCCATTCGAGATCGAACCGACGCAGGTGCAGTACCCCGGCCGGGCAGTGCTGCGCACCGTGGTGCAGGCGGCGGTGGGGCTGATGCTGGTGGTCCCGTTCGTGGTGGCTGAACTGGGGCTGTCCACCGCTGTTCCGTGGGTGGCCGGGGCGCTGGCGGCGGCAGGCGTCACCGCGCGGCTGATGGCCATCCCCCAGGTGAATGCATGGCTGGAGCGGTGGATAGGGCCCCTGGGCGCGACCAAGGTGTAGACACGAAAACGGACCCGGTGCAGGGGGACCGGGTCCGTTGTCGTACTCACCACCAGAAAGGATGTCCGATCTTCCGAACGGCTCCAGCTTACCACGCTATGCGTGCTTAGGCCAGCAGCAGCGTCTTGAGCGCGGCGAGGTGGGTCTGCGGCACCTTGTCGATCTCCATGCCCGCCAGCCGGGCACCCATCGCCGCCAGCAGCACGGCGTCGGCCTCGTTGTTGTTTCGGATGGGCGCGTCCGCGTACCGGCGGGAAGCCTCCAGCATGACGGTGTCCTTGCCAGCGCCACCGTTACCGGTGGCGTACTTGGCGCGCAGGTTCGGCTTGATGACCAGCGGATCACCGTGCATGACCGCGCCCGCAGCGGCGTACAGCATCCACCACAGCCCGGCGCGCTCGTGCGACATGCCCATGCCCCGGCTGTAGGCGGGAGCCTCGATCACGACCATGTCGGCATCCTGGATGAACTCGGCCATCGACTTGCAGATGTTGCGCATGCGCTTGAGCTGCCCCGGATGGTATTCGGTGTCCTTGGCCGGTTCGGACTTGACCGTCATGGTGCGCCACACCGCCTTGCGCTGCCCGGCCGTCTCCGGGCCGTGGTCGATGACCTCGAGCCGGGCGAGCCCTGTGTTCGACAGGGACGAGTCGATGGCGGCGACGATCATGGGGTTCTCCTCGTGGGTGGGTATGAGAACGGCCCGGCGGTATGGCGGGGCCGCCGGGCCGTTCAGTGCGTACCGTGCGCGGGTCCAATCAGCGCGCACGGGCCGCAGGTCTTACAGGGTGGCAGCCGCGAGGAACTGGCGCGCCAGGTTCTTGTCGTCGTCCGCGCCCTCTTCGAAGAGGTACAGGTCGTTACCGCCACCGGTGGTGGTCTTGACCAGGCGGCCCAGCAGGTACGGGCTGGGCGATTCCAGCACGGCCTTCGCCTCGCGCTTGAGCGCCGACTGGAACAGCAGCACACCGGTGACCACGCGGCCCGGCTCGTCGGCGTCATCGAGGACGGCCAGGTCGACACGCACGGCGTCGTTCTTGCCCTTGGCGGTGTTCATCTCGGGGACGTACTCGGTGGGCTTCACGAGCAGCAGCTTCCCGACGAAACTGGTGATGTACTCGCCGCTGACGCCGGACGGCGACGCGAACGGGTCGTTGGTGGCCGGGGCGGCGTTCTCGCCCTTGGGGCTGGCGATGGTGGGCTTCTCCTTGGCAGCGGTGGACTTGCCGAAGGGGTTGTCAGACATGCGTTCTCCTCTTTGGGCGTTCAGTGCGTTGCGTTGCGTTGCGTTGCTGACTGGAGGGATTCCCAGCCGATCCGGGTGAGTTCGTCTGTCCAGACGTCCCGGTATTCCTCCCACACGAGAGCGAGTTCGTCCTCGGTGGCGGAAATCTCTACGAGGTGCTTGGCCGTGGCCCGGCGCTCCTCGGCTACCGTTGCCCAACCTATCACACAAGGCACGGTGTTAGCCTGTTTTGCCGCTTCGGCGCGCAGTTCCCTTGCGGCCATGGCCACCTCCAGTGCGCGACGGCCGTAGTCCAGATTGATCGGCTGGATGCGGGACTCCTCCGGGCGCTCCCGGGGAAGGTGGCTGATGAGCGCCACGTCCTGCTCGACGGCGGGCATCGGCTCCCACTTGCTGCCGTCCAGCGCCAGGATGTAGTCCGCCGTGGAGTAGATCGCCATCTGGATGGCGAAGTACATCCAGCTGTAGTCCATGCCCTTGCTGGTCTTGATATCGCCCAGCCGCAGCTTCCCGTCCGGGCACCAGACCAGCCGGTCCAGCGTTCCGGCGATGTCGTACTTGCTGTTGAGCACGATGCGCTCCGTCCAGCAGCTGTCGACGTGCAGTCCGGCGCGGGCCAGCGCACGCCGGTGACCGATCACCCACGGGCGGAACTCAGCGGGGACCTCGGTCATGTGACACATCCCGTGGTCGTACCACTCGCACCATGCGTGGACCGCCGTGCCGAACTCTGCCGCCCGGCCGCTGCCCGCACGTTCCTGCGCCAGCAGACTCAGGCTGTTCAACGGCTGGCGCAACGACTTCGCGATGTTCGTGTCGTCCGGCTGCTGTTCATGGTGCTCGTCCAGCACCTGGTCCAGCGTGGCCATGATGTCGGTGCTGCGCTGGAGCCCGATCAGCATCTGCCGCTGCTGCCACAGGGACAGCAGCTCGGTGTCTTCCAGGGACTTCGCCACCGAACTGGCGCGCGTGAAGCTCTTGAACTTCGACGGATACTTGGGGTTCGGCAGGCTGTACTTACCCGCCTTGAAGGTCGGCTCCCGCCGCCCGGGAATGGGCGGCGGGAGTTCGTAACCGTAGAGCGGAGTGGCGTAGACGACCTCTCCGGTGAGGTCGAGCATGCTGCCCAATCAGTCCTCCTCGTCGTCCCAGTCGACCGGCGGGTAATCGCATTCAGGGCAGATGTACGTCTCCCCGTTGCGCATCACGGTCTGACCGCAGATGTACCCGGTGAAGTCCTCCATCTCCTCCGTGGCTTCGCCTTCCATCAGTCCTCCATCACGTAGGAGTTGCACCGGCGGGTGCAGGGCTCGTCCGGTCCATGGTCGTGCAGCACGATGGCCATGCCCAGCCACGGCCGCAGGTCAGCCGGGATGCGGGCCTCCAGGATGTCCGGCCCGCTGTACGGGTCACTCGTCATCGTCACCCGGGTCATACCCCTTGGGCTCCTGGTCGGCGTATGCGCCCGCGACCGCGCGGTGTGCCTGCCGCATGAAGGCGCGCACTGCGCCGTTCACGTTGCCCACCTGCACGATGTTCGCCGTGCGGCGCAGCTCCATCTCCGCGTCGCCCACCATGATGTTGACCGTCACGCTGACTTCCACCATGCCTCAGCCCTCCGTCGGAATCAGGATGATGCCGCGCTTGTCCTTCATGAGAACGGCGTTCGGCGGAATCTCGACCACGCCGGGGCCGTGCATGAAGTCGTTCGACAGCATGCCCTCGGTCACCTTGCACGGGATGTCCGAGCACAGGGCGTAGTACCCGCTGCTGCCGGTCAGCTCGATGTTGTAGGTGCCGGGCGGAATCTCCCCCGGCGCGGTGCCGATGCGGAACGAACCGTCCGCCGTCAGCGGGTCGCGAGTCTTCTTCACCGGCGTGGTGACCGGCCCCGGCCCGTAGGTGGGCAGCGCCACCGTGCCGGACACCGGCGTCGCCAGCGGTTCACCGCTGGGAACGCAGGCCGACGTCATGCCGATGACGGCCAGGGCCGCCGCTGCGGCAGCGAGAGTGCGAATCTTCATGAGATACCTCTGTGTCGGGGGAGCGGCCCTGTGCCGCCCGCCTCTACGGGCATGCGCCCGCTGGTGCTGGGCGCTCACGCCGGGTCCTCGGTGGCGCAGACCGGGCAGTCGTCAGCACCGCCGCACTCCATGGAGTGGTAGGTCAGGCGCGCCATGTCGCCCAGGGTGACGTCTTCCCCGTCCCGCAGCATTTCGCCCCAGAACCGCAGCAGCGCACCCATCAGCGAGATGATGCCCGGAGGGTCCAGACCGAGCAGCGTGGTGACGGCCTCCAGCGTCTGGTGCTTCTCGATGAAGTCCAGGTACCGGCAGACGGCATCGCGGTGCTTGTCGAACTCTTCTGCGATTTCGTCAGCGTCTACACCCTCCTGGAACTCGTCGATCAGAGTGTCGAGAAGCTGCTGGGTCATGGTGCCGTTCTCGATGGCTTCCTTGGCCTTCGCAGCTGCGGCGTCCAGTGCGGCGGTCGTAGCGTCTTCCATGGATTTCTCTTTCTCGTGGTGGTGGTGGTGGTGTGAGTGTCAGTCGACCAGGTCGACCAGTGCGCGGATGTGCGCACACCGGAGACACAGCTCCAGGACGTCAATGGGGTGGTCGGGGTCGTGCGGGCACACCACCGAGACGGTGTACGCGCGGTGCCCGAACAGCTGGCAGAGCAGGCCGGACAGGTAGCGCATCAGTCCTCCGGTCCGTCGTCGTGGCGCAGGCAGGGCGCGGTGATCTCCCCGGCAGCCACGACGTACTGCCCGGGGTGGCAGTCACCGGCGCAGCCGTACTCCCACTCCTGCCGCAGGGTGACCGCGCAGCCGCAGTCCAGGACGATCTCCATGTTCATCATCGTGCGGTGTCCAGTCGGTTGGCGACCAGCGCCATGCTGATCTCGTCGGAGAGCCGCGCCTTCGTCATCAGGGCGGCATCGGGGATGCTCAGGCTCTGGGCGAACCGGAGCTGCGCGTCGGACGGCGGCTGGTGCTTGCGCCAGGCGGCGGTCCGCAGCGGGTACGCCAGACCGGCGTCGATGATGTAGTCCTCAGCGATGCCCTTGGCGTCGATCAGCGGCCACTCCCGCCCGCCGTCCAGCCACTCGCCCTTCTTGTCGCCGCGCAGGTTCATCACCCCGGCGCGGAACATGCCCGGCGCGCCCTCCCACAGGAAGACGAACCAGTCCTCGCCCTGCGGCTGTACGAACGGCGCGCCCTTGGGCGTGGTCAGCCACAGGATGTTCGTCTCGGACGGCCCGAGCAGGTCGATGCCGATGGTCTCCAGCGGGCCCAGCCGCTTGGACGCCACCCGGGTGATGCCGCCCGTCTCGGGGGCCTCGTCCCAGTCCTCCGGCGGAAGGTCTTCGCCGTCGGTGTCCACGATGCGGCCGGTGGCCCCGCTGTCCAAGCTGGACAGAGTGACCAACTTGAGCACGCGCGACGTGCCGACCAGGTCGAGCACCAGCGCGTCTTCCTTCTCGACGGGGTGACCGTACTCGTCGACGGTCTCCCACAGCCGCAGGGCCCGGCCGACCATCTGGCTGTACAGGTTCTGCGACTGGGTGGGCCGCGCGATCACGACGGCGTCGCACATGGGGAAGTCCGCGCCTTCGGTCAGCACCTGCACCGTGACGAGCGCCTGCGTGGTGCCGCTGCGGTAGCGCTGGTACACCGGCTGCCGCTCAGCGTAGGACATGCTGCCGGTGACGGCCTCGGCGTTGATGCCGTAGCGCATCAGGTCCACCGCGATATCGTTCGCTGCCAGCACGCTGGCGGCGAAGATGATCGGGCGGCGGTGCTGGCAGTGCAGCGCGATGGCCTTGACCACCTCGTCGGTCTCGCCTTCCATCACCTCGGCCAACTGCCCTTGCTGGAAGTCCCCGGCGACGGTCTTCACCTTGCCCAGGTCCAGGTCGGGAATCTTGACGGTCAGCCCGGTGGGCCGCACCAGGTACCCCTGGTCGATGGCCCACCGCAGGTTCTTCTCGTAGGCGACCGTGTCGATGATCTCGCGCAGGGCCTTGCCGTCTTCACGGCGCAGGGTGGCGGTGAACCCACAGAAGAACGGCGTACCGAAGTCGTCCAGCACCCGCCGCCAGCTGTCGGCCCCACCGTGGTGGACCTCGTCCCACAGGACGACATCCCGCTTACCGAGTGCGGCGTGCCGGTTGTCGTTGGTGAGCGTCTGGAGGGAGGCGGCCACGATCTGCGCGTGGGACTCATCGGTCTCGGCCCGGACGATGCCCACCGGCGGCAGCAGGGTGTCGACCTGCCCCACGGTCTGCGCCATCTGGTCGAGCAGTTCGGCGCGGTGGGCCAGCATGACCACCCGCAGCCCCAGCCGAGCGGACTCGGCGGCGACGCTGGCTATCACCGTGGACTTGCCCGTGCCGGTGGGCAGCACGACGGCTGTCCGGCGGACCTCGTTGCCCCAGTTGGTCAGGACGGCGTCCACGGCCTCCTGCTGGTACGGGCGAAGCTGGCGGTTCATGCGTCTCACAGTCCGTTCATGAATCGGATGGACGGGATGATCACCATGACCAGCAGATACATGCCGATCGTGGCTGCGAAGAACGCGCCCCAGAATTTCTCCTCCGGGGTGGGTTCGCGGTTCTCGTGGTGGTTGGTCATGGTGATCACCTTAGCACGGATGACGTGCGTTGTCTACCTCTCCGGCAGGTAGATGAACGCCAGCTGATGGATGGAGTTCACGTGGGGGAACCCCACCAGCCGGGCGTTCAACGGAACTCCGTGCATCCGGGCGTCTTCCACGAACTCGATCAGGTCGCCCAGGTTCATGGAGATTTCATCGAACTCCTCGTCACCGAACCGCGCGGAGATGAAGGCGTAGCCGCCGTGCGTGCGCCTCATCAGTTCGTCTCCTTCTCGACGGTGACACGAATGGTCAACTTGTCCTCGCCGTAGTTGGCGGCCCCGGTGTGCCAGCTGACCTCCACGTTCTGTGCGCCGTGGATGCGCTGCATCGCCTTGAGGTGCTCGCCCGCCTCCTCCACTGCCGTGCGCAGGGAGTCGAAGTCCATCGGTTCGTCTTCGGTCAGCGCGATGGACCATTCGGCCAGCTCCACACGCCGTGTCGCCACCTCGACTTCCAGAGGTTCCTGCCGCCTCATACGCCTTCCACCTTCGGGAAGTTCTCGTCGTTCCACTCGCCGCCCTTGGGGCGCTGGAGCTTGCCCGCCCGGGTCCCGTTGATCCAGTGGTTCCAGGTGCGCACCAGGAAGGCCAGCTGATCCACATCGGACAGCTTGAGCCCTTCCAGGCGGGCGCGGGTCAGCCGACGGTTGAGGGCCAGCAGCGCCGACCCCTCCGGCTGGTTCACCAGGGCGTGCAGCTCATCGAAGAACAGATTCACCGTCTCGGCGTTGTCCAGCCCCAGCTTGAGCACGAACGCCATGCCGGACGAGTGCCGCAGTCCGGCATCCCGGATGACGCCGTACTTGGAGTTGGCGTGCTCGATCAGCTCCGGGTTGGCCTGCGCGAACGCCAGGATGCTGGCCGTGCTGATGTTGACCGCGTCGTCCCATTTGCGGGTGAACAGTCGCTCGGTGTTCCACAGCATGTACAGGCGGATGCCCGACGACATGGCAGTGGCGTTCTTGAAACCGGTGAGCTGGAGCTGCTGGCCCGAGCTGCGACGGCGGCCCTGGTCCATGGACAGCTGCGCCTCCGGCGGCAGACCGCGCACCACAAGGAAGGTGATGGTGTCGATCTGGCCGTCCAGCAGAGACAGCGCCGTCAGCCGGTGCTGGCCATTGATCAGGCGGCCTTCGATGTCGAACTGGATCGGTTCGCCGGTGAAGGTCCACCGGCCGTCCAGCATGTCGCGCCGGTAGCCCAGGACAGCGGGCCGGTTGACGCTGCGGTTGCGGGTCTGGCTGCCCAGCCACTTGTCCGCCAGTTTCGGCGTCACCGACACGAAGTCGGTGCGGATGATGGGCCAGTCGAGTTCCAGAAGTTCTCCGGGGAGTACGTGCTCCATGGGGTGGGTCCTCTCGGTGGTGTTTGGTGGTGCAACTGAGTGGAGCAAACATAACACGGGCACCGTGCTATGTGCAACACATCAGTACAGGTCAGTCGGTGCGGGTGCCCTCCTTGGCCCACAGCGCCATAGCGCTATCTGCTGTCGTGAGGCCGGGCACATACCGCGCGCCGGTGAGAGTGCCGGTCAGCGTCTGGAGCAGGTTGTACCGAATCCCCAGGTCAACGGCCTCGTTCACCTTCATCTTCCAGGCGGTCTTCTGATCCCGGCGGCGGGCGGTGAACTCGTCCATCGGTACGCCGTAGGCGAACTCGCTGCGGGTGAGGCCCTGTTGCGTGAACCGCAGGGCGTACTCCTGGAGCCTGATGGCCACACTGACTACGGATTCGGGGATGATGGCGCGCGGGGCCACGACGCCGTCCAGCGGGTCGTCGATGATTCCGTTGGGGCCCGTCATGATGAAGCTCCCGCCCTCCTTGACGGCCAGCATGGGAATGCCGTGCTCGGGCTGTTCGGCGTTCTTCTGCTTGGTCACCAGCATTTCCAGCGTGCGGCCGGGCGGCGGCCCATCGTTGTCGTCCCACCAGCCGCCCTCGCGGATGAGGAGTTCGGTGTCCAGCGCGCCGTTGAGGGCACTGGAGCCGCGACCGCTGCCGCCGTCCTTGCGGGTGTGGTGCACCACCATCAGGCCCGCCCCCGTGGCGGCGCGTACCTGGTCGAAGCGGGCCACGGCCTTGCCCACGTCGGTGGCAGAGTTCTCCTCCATACCCACCGACGCACGGGCAAACGTGTCGAGCATCAGCAGCCCGATGTCGAACTTGAGCATGCGTGCCACCACGGCGGCCCACGCCTCGTTCGACGCCCCGATCTGGATGATGCTGTCGCCGACGAACAGCTCGCCGCCCAGGTCCATGTCGTGCGCAGCCTCCCACGCCTTGATCCGCTGGACCGCGCCGGACAGACCCTCACCCGGCAGGTAGAGGACCCGCTGCTGCAAGGTCTCGCGGCCCATCCAGCGGTTGCCCGTGACCAACGCGGCGGCCATGTCCAGCGCGACGCCGGACTTGCCCACGCCCGGTGCACCGATCAATGAAGTGAAGCCCCGGTGTTCCAGAAGCCCGGCGATAGCGAACTCCGGCGGCGGGAAGTCCCGCCAGTAGTCGAACGGCTGGATGTTGGGTACGCCCGTGACCGGGCGTGCCTCTGCCGCTGCGGCAGCGGAGGGTTCGGCGTCAGTCCCGGCTACGCCGGGCGACAGGAAAGGGTCGGCATCAGCAGCCTCCGGCTCCTCCTCGTCCTCGTCGGGCTGCGGGTCGAACATCAGCGGGGTCTCCAGACTGACGCCCATGTCGCGGGTGATGTCCGCCCCGAAGCCCAGCGCTCCGGTACTGGTCGGCATGACGTTCAGGCTGCGCATCGCCTTGCCCACGTCGCCGCCGTACTCCAGCGCCGCTGCCACCTGGAGGCGGCTCATGGTCTTGCCACGCTGTGCGGTCCACGCCTCGAGCGCCTCGCCGGGGTAGTCCGTCCAGATGTGCAGCGGCGCGTTGTCCGGGGTGTACCGGCCGAGCGAACACTGCGTGTCGTGGGCGGTGGCGGACTTCGGGCTGGCGTGGTCGCCGGGCGCGGTCCAGATGTCGCAGCCGCAGTTGTCCTGCCGGGCGGTGAGCACCCAGCCCGCCGGGGACAGCAGGTCGTCCCAGGTGGTGTCCGCCGCCCAGCGGTTCACCGCGTCGGACAGGTCGGTGTTGTCCAGGGCGTCCAGGCGGCGCTGCATGTAGCTGGTCGCCTTGTCGGTGACGATCTGCTCCAGCCAGTCCGGGGCCGGGTAGTCCTGCCCGACCAGCCGGTACGCCCCTTCCGGGCGGACGGACGGCGGGATGAGCACGTACCGGTTGGCCCACAGGACCACCCAGCCGCCGGGCATGGTGACGCTGCCGCTGGTCTCCGGCAGCGGGCCGGACGCCGTGAAGTAGTAGTGGCCGCCGTCCTTGTGCGCCCACTGCCCGTCCACGTCCCGCTGCCCCGGCGTCTTCACCGTGGGCGGAAGGTCGGGGGCATCGGCCGGGTCGATGCCGTTGGCCAGCGCCACATGTTCGAGGAAGGCGTCCACCTGCGCACGGGTGTCACAGTCGACGACGATCAGCCCGCTGCGGCCCACGTCGATGGCGAAGTTGACTGCCGCCTCTGCGCCGTACACCTTGCGGTACCGATCCAGGTAGCGGGTGATCTTGGCTTCCTCGTTGGTGGCGAGGTACACCCCGCCCTTGGACTTCACCCGATCCCAGTTGGCGCGGCCCTCCATGCGGGCCACATCCTGCGCCACGCCGTCTTCCTCGCGGCGTTGCCGATCGCTGCGCATGTCGACCGGGGACTTCGTGCCCGGCTCGATGAGCATCAGGTACAGCCCTGCCTGACAGCACGCCCGTGCGAAGGACTTGAGCCGGACCAGTTCGGCGGTCGGCTCCGGTGCGGACCCCAGCACCGTCGAGATATTGGTGAGACCACCCAGCACTACGAACTCCTCTCCATGTGGCGGACACGCTGTGACACGGCCTGCCGCGAAATACCCAGCTCCCTGCCGATCCGGGTATAACTACTGACCCCCTGCGCCAGGCGCGCCGCGATGTGCGCGTCCCGGTATTCGCTCTCCACCCCGTACCGGGAGACGCTGTGTCCCCCGGTGATGTGCCGCCACGTGCGGCCGGTGACGATCTTGCTGACCGACCCGATGCTCGTCCCGAACATCGCCGCCAGTTGGCGATGCTTCCAGCCCCCGATCTGGTGCAGTTGCCAGATGGCCCGCACCTGATCCTCCGTCAGCTGCTCCGCTGCGTGCTTTGCGCTCATGCGTCTCCTGTCCACGCCGGACCAAGCAACACGCTGTCCGTCCTGATCACCGGTACCCGTCCGCCTGCCCGTTGGATGAGCCGTGCGGACGGCGTCTGCATGATGCGCTGAATCTCCTCGGCCGCCTCCGTCGCACAGACGATCTCGTCGTGCATGGGGATCATGATCGCGTCGCCCAGTCCTGCACGGTCAGCGGCCCAGATGGCGTCGTAGATCATGTCGGCGCAGCTGCCCTGGATGGTGTAGTTGACGGCCTTGTGGCTGGCCACCACGCCGTTGTAACGCGGGACGGCCAGCACCCGGCCCGCCACCGTGAGCGCCATGCCGTACTCGTCGGCCACGGCCTTGATGGTGTTCATGAAGCGGGCCGCCACCGGCATGGCCGCGCGCATCTTGGCCTTGATGCTCAGGGCGTGTTCGACGTCGGTCTTGAGCGACGCCGCCAGCTTGAGCTTCCCCTGTCCGTACATGTCGGCCAGCAGGACCACCTTGGCGGGCTTCCGCTCGATACCCGCCATGCGCATGATGGGCTCGTAGAGGTCGGCCCCTTCCTCGAACGGGGTGATGAAGTCCCAGTCCCTGCCCATCCAGGCCAGCAGCGCGGGCTCGATGGAACTCCAGTCGATGGAGTGCACACCCGCGCTGCCCTTGTCCGCCAGGATGATGGGCCGCGCGTCGCCGGGGAACTGCTGGAGTTCCGGCTCGCTCACGGACATGCGACCCGTGGCCGAGGCCCCGAGGATGTTGTACTGCGGGTGCAGCCGCCCCGTGATGCGCGAGCGCGCGGCGGTCTTCTCCATGTAGCCGACGATCTTCTTGGTGTGCGCGATCATGCGGTGCGCCTCGGCCAACGGGTGCTCGAGCCGCTCCATGTTGTCCTTGTCGGACTTGAGCGCACCCCTGGGCGTACGTGGCCAGTTGTGCGGCAGTGCGCCCTGGGCGTCCAGGTAGCGGATGACGTCCGCGCCGTTGCCGGGACGGCAGCCGAACTCCTGCACCTGCTGGCGTGCCTGCTCGCCGCGCACGGCCACCGACTCGCTGTAGTTGTCCAGGTACTCCAGGTTGACCTCCAGCCCCCGCGCGCCCCGGCGCAGCATCACGCGGTTGACCGCCTGTTTGTGCAGGACCAGGTCGACGGCCTCCTCTCGGGTGTTCAGGCCGTGCACGCCGAACGGGTGCCGCAGCTGATGGTTCACCGCCAGCTCGAACAGCGGGTGCGCCAGCGCGAGGGTGACGGCCGTGTCCGCCATCGCACCGAAGGCGTAGGTCTGCATGTGGATGTCGGCCTCGCGGAACCACTTGGCGTTGCCGTTCAGCCCGGCGGCCTTCTGCGCCATCTTGAGCGCGTTCACCAACGACGGGATGCCCAGCACCTTGTCGGCCAGGTCAGCCAGACCCTTGCGGTCCAGGGTGTCGGTGTAGACGAGCCGCGCCATGACCATGGTGTCCATGACCTTGTCGATATGGTCCAGGGTCATCAGCCCGGCGGCCACCAGACCGGGGATGTCGAACGGCGCGTTGTGCAGGATGAGCCACTGCGCCTTGTCGCACACCTGCCGCAGGGCGGCGGCGTCTCGAGGGTTGCGGGAAGGGTCCAGCAGCACGACGTGCCCTTCCCACGCGGCCGTCACGCACTTGATGGTGAACGAGTCGGTGACGCTGGGCGTCTCGATGTCGATGGCGACCGGGATGTCGCCGGGCATGTCCGCCACGGCGGCGCGTGCCGCCGCTCCGGTGTGGAAGGTGGACCCGAACGCCGGGGTGTAGACCGATTCGTCCGGGACCTCCACCCGGGGCAGTGCGACGCTGGCCGTCACCCGATCACCCGCCCGATGGCCTCTGCCGCCAGGAACACGATCAGTACGACCATCGCGGCCAGCAGCACCCACGGACCGTAGTGCCGCATCCGCGCGCTGGCGGGCCAGAACGTGGTGACGACACCAGCCATGAACAAGGCGAACCCCGTCCAGAAGATCAGTTCCAGTTTCACTCGTCCTCCTGTGGTGGCACGTCCGCAGTGCCGTACGTGTCTCCCACCCACACCGGGGGAAGGGCGGTGCCCAGGTAGCACCACGCCGCCACCAGGGGGCTGTGTTCCTGACAGGTGTAAGCGCTGCGCAACGGCCCGCCGTCGAACCGGCCGCTGGTCCACCGGCCGATGTAGGCCACGTGCTCCCCGTCGTGGTTGCACGGGCAGGGGTCGAGACTCGACTGGAGCCAGTCGGCCAGCTCCTGCGGGCTGAACCGCCCGTCGATGTGGCAGCGGCCGTCGTCCTCCTCCAGGAAGTAGATGGAGGTCCGGGCCTCGAAGAACTCACAGATCAGCGCGGCCAGCTCCGAATTGGTGAGGGCCATGGTCACTGCCCGATCGCGAAGGACGTGTAGCTGTCGCTGCCGGGGCCGCCCTCTTCGATGGCGCGCTGGGTCGGCGCGATGACGTACGGGTAGCCCATGGCCAGCAGCACGACGGCGTGCTCGTCGCAGCACCCCCGGCCCTCGATCTCCTCCCAGGACAGCAGCGTGCCCGTGTCGTCGCAGGCGAAGGCCATGGTCTCGGTGCCCATCAGGGTCTCGGTGGTGGACACGATGACGTGCTCGAGCACGTCCAGAACGCCGTTCTCGCGCTCGACGGTCAGCGGGGGTTCCAGGTGGTAGACGGCGGCGTGCCGCGTGCGGAACACACTGCCGTCGTCGTAGCGGGCGGGTACCTCTGCCCGGCGGGCGGTGGGCGTCACAGCCATGACATGTCCTTTCGTTGGGTGGTGCGCACACCATAGCACGGGGTGCGGGGGTTGTGTGGTAGTCTCGGCGCGGCGTCGGTAGCTCCGCGCCACGCGGCCCCGGGTCCCCCCTCATCGCCCGGGGCCGCACCCGTACCCGCAGCCGTCATATGCATGTATAGCCACTTACGCATATGAAAATGATTTTCAGTAATTTGCTTTTTGCCCTACCCTATGACTACGCTTCGGCTACGCCTCCGCGCGTAGCCGGAGAACGTAACCCCTCTACGGGTACGGGGGCGCGGGCGGGGGGAGAACGCACGTACCCCGTGCATCATGCCGTAGCTGTACGGCGTACGGACTACCCACATCGGCCATCTGCGCCATGGGATGGAGCGCCACTTGGCGCTCCCTCATAGCCGCACTGGCCCACGTGGAAGGTTGCGTCGAGGCGCGGGGACAAGTACCCTAGCCCGGAGGGCTGGGGTACATGGCACGGGTAGCTTGCCATGTGGCACCGTGCAATGTAGGCTGACCTGCATGAACACTACGAATTTCGACGGCAGCCCCTTCGACCGGGCAGAGCCGTTCACCCCGGTGCTGACGGGGGAGCTGTGGGACCTGACGCAACAGATTCTGCGGGCACAGGGGCGACAGCGATTCTTCAAGGACTGGGACACCGAACTGACGGGGCGCGTGGTGAGCCGCGCAGTGCCACCGAACGGCGTGATGCTGAACCCCCGTCCCGGTCGGCCCGAGCTGCGCTTGCAGGTGACCCGGATTCCCGCGCGGCGCACCCGGCGGCTGGACTACCGGCGGCTGCACACCGAGCGCACCGATCTGTACGAGCGGTTCGTCACGGAGACCACGCCGAACATCCCCCTGCGGCTGACGCTGCGCGCGGCCGAGCACATGACCAAGAGCCAGCAGTGGGACGCCATCCGGGGCGGTGCGTGGCAGGAGATGAACGCCACGCTCGGTGAGATGCGCGCCGAGAGCCTGAAATGGGTCAGTCTGAACGACATCGGCACGAAGCTGCGGGAGGTGCGTGATCGCGCCAAGACGGCGGCCAGCGTCGAGGAGAAGGCGCGGCGCGAACTGGCTGCGCGCATTCTGGAGCTGACGCACGGCCGGACCGATGTGGTGTTCCGCTGCGCGGAGGGTGACGGCAGGCTGTTCACCCCGGCCGCGCCGGTGACGCACAAGGCCGACCTGGACGCCGTGGAAGCCGACCCCGTGGCGCGGCTGTACGTCCGCAGCAGCGTGGTGAAGGAGACAACCCGGGTGTGGTTCCAGGCCGAAGCGCACGACCCCGAAGGGGACGCGGACCCGTTCGAGGGTGACTGACACGACGAAGGCCCCGGCAGCAATCCAGGAACACTACTAACTGGAGAACTCTGGCCGGGGCCTTCGTGGATCACGGTATCACATCCAGACCATGTGACGCAGTTCACACGCCAGCACACCTGGGTCACACACCCGCGAAACGGCGTATCGTCCAAGACAAAACACCATCTCATTGTGCTTAGGGTGGGCTTTATATGGAGCGGTTTCCGTCGGGTGCGCCGTACATGGGACCTGCGTTCAACTACGACGCGGTGAGCATGACGCAGGACGAGATGATTCAGCGGCTGGCGTACGGAAGGCCCCGGCCGATGCTGCGGGAGCGGCAGCAGATGACCAGCGAGTTCTTCGGGCGGCTGCTCAACCAGGTTGCGAACAGCCACGTGGCGCTCGTCAAGATCGTCGGCAGCCAGCGGTCGGCGTACCGGGCGGCGCGCACGCTGCGGGAGGAGCTGGCCGTGGAGCACTACGAGGTCGGCGTGCGGCAGGACCCCGACATTCCGAGAGACGACGAGTGGTTCGTGCTGGTCTACAACCGGGTGACCCGGCAGCTCCAGGAACCGGGCTACATGAAGTGGGCGACGCCCACCGAGGAATGGGTGTCCACACGGGAAGCCGCGTCGATACTGCGGTGCACCACCGACCACGCCCGCAAGCTGGCGCACAAGTTCGGCATCGAGACCCGGCGTGACGGCGGCCGGAATCAGGTGCTGATCCGCCAGCAGGATCTACCGCTGCTGGCCAACCGGCCACGAGCCCACAGGAAGGGGCGCACATGACCACCCTCCAGCAAGTGCTGGCGCACTGGCGCATCGCATACTGCACCGACCACATCGACTGTTCCGGCGACAGCGTGCGCTGTCTGGGGCATTGGGTACGGATGGAGGAGACCGATGACGATTCGTAGGCCGCTGGTCCTCAAGGACTACACCGAGTGGGACATGTCCACCCCGGAGGGCCGCACCAAGCTGAACGAGATGCGCGCCGCTGCGGTGCGCCTGCGCAACTACGGGCTCAGCGTGGACCTCATCGCGGACAAGTTGGGCACGTCGCCCCGGGACGCTGAGACCCTGATCGACAGTGCGCTGCGGGAAACCATGGACGAGTCCACCGAGGCCATGGTGGCGCGCCAGCAGGCCGTCCTCAACGACATGACGCGCGCGCTGTATCCGGGCATGTTGCAGGGCGACCCCAACAGTTCGGGCACGCTGCTCAAGGTGCTCGAGTACGGCGGCAAGCTGCACGGCCTGCCCAAGCAACAGCGCACCACCACGGCCGTCGACAAGGACGTGGCGGCGCTGGACATCGTGGCCGACATGGAAGCCATCGGGTACGCGCCCCCGCGTATCCCCGTCGAGGAGGACGAGACCCCGTGGTCGAACATCGACTGACCGAGTGCGACCACGAGGTGGAGGTGGCCAGCTGGGACGGGCACATCATCTGCGTCGACTGTGGCCACGTGCGCATCGCCCAGATCGACGTGGTGTCCCTGCCGGTGATCAGCGTGCGCCGGGGCGGTGGGCGGCCCATCGTCACCGACGTGGCCGACCTGGGACTGGTCGGCGTGCACAGCCCCGACGCCTGCGCGCCGCAGTACGCCTGCCCGATGCACCGGCCCACCGAGCACCACATGCGCGGCTGGGAGGTCGTCTGGCGGGCCGACAGGGGCATCCTGGAGCGCGTGTGCGCGCACGGCGTGGGCCACCCCGACCCCGACCAGTTCTCCTACTGGAAGGCGAACGGCATGGAGGCAGAGGCGGTGCACGGCTGTTGTGGCTGCTGCACCGGTGCCCCGAAGTACGGCATCTTCGCTGGTCAGGACACCATTTGACATTGCCCATGTAACCGGGTAATGTTCTCATCAACGGAAGCGAAGGCGGGCCGGAGTCAACCGGTTACCCTTCTGAATAAAGGCGAGAGTGGGTTCGAATCCCGCCACCTCCATTACGGGGGTGCAGGCGACGGCGTCACCGCGTAAACCCCGGACGGCATCTCACGCCTGTCCTTTGCTTCTGGAGTGAGCCGGAGTTGTTCGGTTACCTACAAACAGTTGACCCCGGGTTCGAATCCCGGTCGGCCCCGCAGGGGTCGGTGGCAGAGCGGCCTAATGCGACTGTCAACACCTTTCCGGGCAGCATCACCATGTTCACTCACACAGCTTTTGAACGAGCCGGAGCTATTCGGTTAACAGCAAAACTGCGGGTTCTGGGTTCAAATCCCGGCGCACCTTCGGGGCGTAGCTCAATCCGGTAGAGCAGCAGTCATTTCTCCGAGCAGCACAACCACGTTCGTTCTCAGATTTACGGAAAGTGTCCCGGTGGCGGGACGGAGCAGTCGGGTTAACTTCATTTGGGAAAATATCCCCGACCGCATTACATGACCGCCACCCCGCTTTCCTGGACAGGGCCGGAGCAATCCGGTTTTCCGTGCCAACCTACGGGACACCATCGCCCGCAGCCCATAGCTGCGCCAGCGGTGGAAACAGCCGCCGGGTCGCACTCCACGCCCTGTCCCCTCGCATTTCTGCGGGGCCGGAGCAGTACGGTTAACCATTTTCCCGTGGTCTACGTGGTCGGATGGCGCAAGCGCCGGGCGAACCACGTAACACTTCCGAGCTGCACACCACGTCTCGCACCTGCTGTACGAAACGGGCCGGAGCATTCCGGTTAACTTGGCATATCAATGGTTCGAATCCATTCGGGTGTTTCAGCAATGGAGCGCCTGATACTCCGGTTGCACACCATGTCCGTTTCGCGCACGACCTGCCCGCCGGTTCGAGGATCGGCGGGAAGTGAGGCCGGGGATTTCTCGCCGTAGGGTGAGGCCCCGGTCTTGCGCATTTCTTGCACAACGCACGGAATCCGTGCTAGCATTACCACTGTTCGGCACCCCGCCGAGCCGGAACACCACAAAGGAATCCACATGTCGGATGCACTCCGCAATATCAATCTCCGCGTCACCCCGCAGACCGAGAAGGCTCGCCCGGATCAGGTCATGAACAATGCGGGTGGCGCGGTTTTCGCTGTCACCCCGCTGACCCGCCTGCGCCGGTTCCTCACGCTGGGCACGGACGGCGGCACCTATTACGTGGGGCAGAATCGGCTGACCCGCGACAATGCCCAGGTCGTCATCGAGTTCGCCCAGACCGACCCGGCCACCCTGGTACGGGAGATCGTGGACATCTCGTCGGCGGGCCGCGCCCCCAAGAACGACCAGGCGCTGTTCGCGCTGGCGGCGTGTGCGGGTCTGGCCGACGAGGACGGTAAGCGAGCGGCGTTGGCCGCGCTGCCGCAGGTCGCCCGCACGGGCACGCACCTGTTCCAGTTCGCGGGCTACGTCGAGCAGTTCCGTGGCTGGGGCCGTGGCCTGCGCCGCGCGATCGGTAACTGGTACGTCACCCGGCCGGTGCCGGAGCTGGCCTATCAGGCGGCGAAGTACCAGAACCGCGAGGGCTGGACCCACCGCGACCTGCTGCGGCTGGCGCACCCCCACACCGACAATGCCGCGCGCAAGGAGCTGTTCTCCTGGATGTGCGGGCGGGACGCCGACCTCGCCGAGCTGCCCCTCATCGAGGCGTTCGTCAAGGCGCACGAGCCGGGCACCAACCTGCCCGAGCTGATCCTCAACACGCAGGGTCTCAGCTGGGAGATGCTGCCCAGCGAGCGCCTGAACGACGCCGACGTGTGGGCGGCGCTGCTGGCCAAGGGCGTGCCGCAGACCGCGCTGATGCGCCAGCTGCCCCGGCTCACCCGGCTGGGCATGCTGTCGCCCTTCGGTGAGCACCTCGACGGTGTGGTCGGCCAGCTGACCGACCCGAACCTCCTGCGCAGGGCGCGCGTTCACCCGATCAACGTGCTGGTCGCCCAGCGCACCTACGCGGGCGGGCGCAGCCTGCGCGGCGACAGCACCTGGAGCCCCGTGCCCCAGGTGACCGACGCGCTCGACGCGGCGTTCTACGCGGCCTTCGGCAACGTGGAGAGCACGGGCAAGCGGCACATGCTGGCGCTGGACGTCTCGGGCTCGATGACGGCGTCCATCAGCGGCATGCCCATCAGCTGCCGGGAGGCGTCGGCTGCGCTGGCGCTGGTCACGGCGGCCAAGGAGCCGCAGCACCAGATCGTCGGCTTCACGTCCAACCGCCGCCCCGCGCGGCGTGGATACGCCACCACCTACACCTCGCTGTACGGTCAGACCGCCCTGACGCCGCTGCGCATCAGCGCGCGCCAGCGGCTGGACGACGCCATCCGCGTGGTCAGTGGCCTGCCGTTCGGCGGTACGGATTGCGCGCTGCCCATCACCGAGGCGCTCAGGACCAAGACCGTGGTCGACGTGTTCACCGTCTACACCGACAGCGAGACCTGGGCGGGCAGCATCCACCCGTTCCAGGCGCTGCGGCAGTACCGCGAGCAGGTCAACCCGGCGGCCAAGCTGATCGTCGTCGGCATGACCAGCACGCGGTTCAGCATCGCCGACCCCAGCGACGCGGGCATGCTCGACATCGCCGGGTTCGATTCGGCCACGCCGAACCTGATCGCCGACTTTGCCCGTGGCGACCTCTGATTCACGCGCTGCACTGGCCCGGTCTCACCACCGGGCCAGTCTTGCGTGTGAGCAACAAGCCGACCGTGAACGGTCAGCACGGAATGCGCTCATCCGGGAGCTGCGCGCCAGCGACCCGGAACGCTGGTCGTACAGGGCGCTGGCCGCCGCTGTGGGCTGCTCGCCCGAACTGGTGGCCGCTGTGGTCACCGGCCGCTACCGCAAGGGATGACATGACCGACCTGTACCCGGAGCTGCGCGGCATGACCGTGCCCGCCGACGAGCTGATGGCCTACATCTACGAGCACCACGACCACCACGGCGAGCCTGACTACCTGCCGTTCGTGCTGTCGATTCCGCTGGAGCGCTGGCTGCGGCAACATGCGCGTAAGGCGTGACATAGCACGGATCACGTGCTAAGATGGTCCTACCAACTCACCATCACGGGAGGCATGTAGTGACCATCACCAGCGCGCGTGAGGCAGCCGAGTGGCTGCGTACGCGCATGATCCAGGCCATCAAGACCGGCATCTGGTCGGAAGACCCGCTGGAGCTGCGGGGGACGGTGGACCAGGCCCTCGCCGTTCTGACGGAACAGAACGGCGAACGTATGACGTTCACGCCGGTGCCCGAGACCGCCCCGCTGCTGATCAGCTTTCCCGACCTCGACGGCTACGAGGTCGCCTTCGACCCGAACCTGGTCATCGGGGTGCGCAGCGCGCTCAACAGCAAGTGCCGCTTCTCCATCGTCACGGTGCAGGGCGCACCCGGCGGCACCACCACGGTGTACCAGGTGCTGGAAGGCAGCGCGCTCGTCATCGACCGTGTGAACCTGGCGCGGCGGGGCGTGCTGGAACGCGTGCAAGTGGCCGTCGCCGAGCGCGAAGGCGAGGTCGCGTAGTGGCCACGTACACGCGGACCACCACGGTGCGCACCCGGCACGCCTGGCACGTGCCGGGGGCCACCTACGGCAGCCACGGGGCCGCCATCGAGGAGCTGTTCAAGGCCGTCAGCGCGGCGCGCGTGGCCTACACCGACATGCACGGGGCCGAGCCCTTCTACGACGACTGGCTGCGGGTGTACGCCGAGGACGACCGCATCACCCTGTTCTTCGACGTGGACGCGCCCGCGCAGCCGGTCACGCCGGTGCCGAAGGAAGGGTGGATCGTCACCAACGTCCACGGCACCTGCTACGGCTGCGACATCGGCTTCGCTGCTGGTACGTCGATGTTCGTCACCAACACCGACGACAACTTCGATCAGGTGTGCACGGACTGCTACCGCGCACGGGAAGGGAATGGACACCGTGTATGACCCCGCCGACGCCTGGGACCCGCCGTACATCACCGACGACTTGCCCACCGTGTGCGTCACCCACCTGCGGTTCGTCCCGTGCCGCAAGAGCGATCAGTTCTTCGCGCCCTGCTCGCTGTCCACGCACCCGGACGCCGTGGCGGCGGTGCGCAACTACCAGGAAGGCCGTGCCGATGCCTGACCCCTTCGCCCACCCCGGGGGAGACTCGGGTACCGAGTTCACCGCCGGGTTCGACGGGCACTGTGACGCCTGCGGGGCCCACATCGCCGAGGGCGAGACCATGTACGCGCAGGGTGGCCAGTACATCTGCGACGAGTGCCATGCCGAATGGAGGGAATGGACGTGACCTCCAGTGACCTGCCCGACCCGATGCTGGCGCGCGGCGACGCCTACGAGCAGGCCATCGCCGACGTGGTGACCCGTCTCGTGGCCGACGCCCAGAGCGCCCGGCGGCAGGCTCTGCTGTCGCCGCAGGGCTCGCCCAGCCATTCGGCGGGGCTGGCGCGCTACGACGCGCTGTCCCGCGCGGCGTTCAGCCTCACCACCGTGGTGGACAACGTCCGCCGCCTGTACCCGCGTCCGCCCACCCCGAAGGAGGCACCCGATGCCTGAGGCCCTGTCCGCGTTCGCGCGCAAGCGGCTCCAGCAGTTCGCAGACGAACTGCTGGGCGGCGTGATCACCCTGCGGTTGCACCGTGGTGAGCCCGGTGCCGACTATCAGAACAACGTGGTGGCCCTGGAGACTCGGGTTACGCGGGAGACCTTCGCCGACGAGGAAGGTCTCACCTTCTACGCCGACCGCCACGGCGTCTACTGCGTGTCCGTGTGGAGCGACGGGTGTCCGATCAGCCTGCTGGTCCTGGACGAAGTGCACCAGAACATCACGGCGGTGATGAAGCCCGGCGACACCATCACCATCACGTCGTTTCCGTGTATGCGCATGCATCCGGGGGCGTCATGATCTGGGTTCTCACCGCGCTGACCATCACGAACTGCATCAACCTGCTGATCGGCGTCACCCTCCTGCGCTGGGTGTCCGAGATCGGAACCGAGCACTCCCAGCACTGGCTGGTCACCATCAAGATGTACGAACTGGTCGCCTACCGCATCGCACCCCGCCTCGAAGGGAAGACCCGCTGAACTACGACCGCGAGTGGCGCAGCACGGATCACGTGTGATATGCTGTAGGCGTCTCGGGTTACCGACCTCTCGTCACTGCCCTTCGGGGTGTACGTACGAAGAAAATCCAGACCGTCCTGAATGTCGGAATAGGGACGGAGCCGCTCACCGGGGCCTGATCCCCCTGACGGTGAGAGCAGCAATTCCAAAGGATCAACCGAAGGCCCCCGATTCGCTTCGTCACGACGGGGGCCTTCGGCCTATGGTCTGTAGCTCAAGTGGTAGAGCAGCCGTCTCCAAAGCGGCGGGTTCCGGGTTCGAGTCCTGGCAGGCCAGCATCGCCAGACTGGTCGGGCACCTGTACACCGCACGGGTTGCGGCTATTCTTCGGATATGGAATCCGAACTCGTACATCTCACCCCCGCGTCCGTCGCGCTGTACCACAAGAACCCCCGGCTCGGTAACGTCAAGGCCATCGCCGACAGTCTGCGCGCCCATGGGCAGTACAAGCCGGTGGTGGTCAACCGGGGCACGCACACCGGCCGCCCGATGGAAGTGCTGGCGGGCAACCACACGGTCAAGGCGTTCCGGGACCTGCGGGAGGCCGAGCCTGACAACCCGGCGTGGGGGATGCTGGCCGCGTACGTGATCGACGTCGACGACGACCGCGCCGCCCGCATCGTCCTGGTGGACAACCGCTCCCCCGAGCTGGGCGGGTACGACAACGTCGTCCTGAGCGAACTCCTGGGCGATCTGGGGGATCTGACCGGCACCGGCTACACCGAGGACGACCTGTCCGACCTGATGGCGGGCATCGAGGAGATGGTCGGCGGCCCCGAAGACGGTCTGATCAACAACGTGGACATCGGTGACAAGGCCGAGCGCTACTCCGACGTGTCCACCCGCGTGGTCGTGCTGCAATACCCCATCAACCAGTTCATCTGGATGCAGAACAAACTCGGTGAGTTCCGCAAGGAACACGAGCTGGAGACCAACTCCGACGCCATCAAGCTGCTGATCGAGCAGTGGTGTGGTGAGACCGCGCCGGAGCCCTCCGAGGACACCGAGGAGGATCATGACGCCGACGCCTGAGCGGCTGACACTGCCGCGCGTGCTGGACTACGACACCGCCGAGCAGATGAACGGGCAGCGGGTGCCTGCGCTGGTGCCTACGCTGCCCACCGGGCGCACGGGCGCGTACGTCGTGCACGACGCCGACACCGGCGCGCCCGTGCTGGCGGTGTTCCCCCTGGAGCAGGCAGCGGCTTTCCGCCGGGCGGTACTCCAGATCGAGATCGCCAGCGTGGGTCGGGCCAACAACTACGCCAGCCGCAGCCGGACGTTCGGCTACCGCCCCCGTAGGGCCACGCACTTCCGGGAGAGCTGCGGCATCACCAGCCTGGCCAACGAGCAGCCCGGCATCGAGCGGCTGCTGGAGGCGTACGCCGATCAGTTCTCCGGGATGCTGGACGTCATCGACCCGACCATCGCTCCGGCGGACACGGCGCGCTTGGCCGAGGTCCGCACCGAGTGGCGCTTCGGCGAGGCCAAGCTCTGGACGAGCGGCGTCGTCAACGACACGGCGCAGCTGCCCTACCACCGCGACCGGTTCAACTTCTCCACCTGGAGCGCCATGCCGGTGGTGCGCCGGGGCGTGCGCGGCGGGCACCTGCACCTGCCGGAGTACGACGCCGTGCTGCCCTGTGCCGACAGCACCGTGATCCTGTTCCCCGGCGAGCGGCTGCTCCACGGCGTCACCCCGCTGGAGCGGGTCAAGGCGGGCGAGGGCTACCGCATCAGCGTGGTGTACTACGCGCTCAAGGGCATGAAGACCTGCCTGGAGTACGCGCAAGAGCTGGCACAAGGGGCCGTCGCGCGCACCGCGCGGGAGGCTGACATGGCTGCCCGGCTGGCTGCCGGAGACACGGCGATTCCGGGATCATTGGAAAACCCCCACAAGGGCAAGGCGCACCGCGCCGGGGGTGCCCGCGAAAACTCGACCTGGAGCAAGCCGATATGACCTACCAGGTGGCTGTGCCCACGTTCAACCGGCCGGACGTGCTCGCCCGGCGCACGCTGTCCACGCTGGCCAACGGCGGCGTTCCGCCCCGGCAGGTCACCGTGGTGGCCAGCGGGCACGACCCACAGCTGGACGGCACCATCCAGACGGCGAAGGAGTTCGGCGTCCAGTACATCGTGCTCCCCAGCAAGGGCATCCACGCGGTCCGGCAGGACATCATCAGGCTGGTGTACCCGGCCGGTACCCGCCTGCTCCAGATGGACGACGACGTGCACCAGTTGGAGCAGGTGCACGGCAAGAAGTTGTTTCCCGTGCGCAACCTGAACGCCTTCATCCGGGAGGGCTTCCGCCGGACGGAGGCCGCTGGGCTGCATGCGTGGGGCGTCGCGCCGGTGCCGAACCACTTCTTCCTCACCGAGAACCGCTGGACCGAGGGGCTGCGGTTCCTGATCGGCACGTTCATCGGGCAGATCACCCGGCCGGGGCACCCCGTCCACGACATGACCGTCACCCTGAAAGAGGACTACGAAGCCAGCCTGCGGCACTACTGGTACGACGGTGCCGTTCTGCGGGCGGACGGCGTGGCCGTCAAGGCGGATCACTACACCCCCGGCGGGGTGGCGGCGTACCGCAGCCACGCGGCGGAAGAGGCTGCGGTCCAGCAGCTGCTGGCCGCGTGGCCGGGCCTGGTCCGGCGGAACCCCCGGCGCAAAACCCCCGAAGTCGTCCTGGCGGTGCGCAAGCGCCACGGCGGGCACCCGCATCTACCCCACGAGGAGTCCTGATGATCGACGTATTCATGCTGCCCGGCACCGGCTGGCCGCACGGCGGTGACGGCGTGACGGAAGACTTCCTGGCGCGGCTGGACACGCGGCGCTTCCGGCCGGTGATCGTGCCCTACCCGGCGGAATTCGGGCAGCGCATGTCGTACCGGGAATCGGTGGAGATGGGCAAGACCGCCCTGCGCGAAGCCGTGCGCGCGACGCCGAACCTCGCCGTCATCGGCGGCTACAGTCAGGGCGCGGTAATCGCGGGCGACCTCGCCGCCGAGATCGGCGACGGCCTGCACCCGGAACTCGAGCTGGCGGGTGTGGCGCTCATCGCCGATGGTGCGCGCCCGGTCGGTGGGCGCATCCGCACCGCGCCGACCGAGGGATACGGCATTCTGGGGGAGCGGCACATCAACGACGAGGACTTCCCTGTGTGGTGGGCAGCGGCCATCGGTGACCCCATCACCGCGTTGCCGGTGGGCAACCCGCTGCGTACGCTGCCGCCCATCGTGGAGTGGATGTCCGTCCGCACCCCGAACGACGTGCTGCTGTGGGGCAGCAAGGTGCTCGACGCGGTGGTCACCCGGCGGTTTCAGCCGTGGTGGAACCCGGCCAACTGGCGGACCTGGAACGGGGCGCTGGCCTACGCGCGGGGGTACTTGTTCGACGGGCGACACGGTGCGGCCTACATCAACGAGGGTCTGAACCAGGCCCTTGCGGACGCGGTGAATTCGATCGAGGAGTAGCGCTATGACCAGTTTGGAACAGATCCGTTCCACAATCGAGGAGTGGGAGCATCCCCGGATCGCCGCCGTCATGGCGCGCATCCGAGCAGAGCGTGCCCGGCAGGCGGTCCAGCGCGCAGCCCAGCACCCAGCGGACCTGGCCAAGCTGTGCACGCCGACCTACACCATCACTCCAGCGGTGGAAATGGTGTCCCGCGCGGTGGAGCAAGTACTGCGCGGGCGCGGGCGGAACTTGCTGGTCACCGCGCCGCCGCAGGAGTTCAAGTCCTACCTCTGCGCGGTGTGGACGCCCCTGCGCGCGCTCCAGCTGCACCCGGAGTGGCGCATCATGCTGCTCACCTACGCGGACGGCCTGGCCGAAGAACATTCCGGCCTGGCGAAGGCGTTCATCGAGGAGTTCGGCACCGGCGCGGTGGACGCCCTCACCGGTGCGCCGCTGGTGGACCGGCTGGGCTATCAGCTTCATCCGGCCAAGAGCGCGACGGCCAACTGGCGCATCATGGAGGGCGGCGGTCTGGTGGCAGCGGGCCGCGACGCCAGCATCACCGGCCGCCGGGCCGACCTACTGATCATCGACGATCCCTACAAGAACATGCAGGAGGCCGACAGCGCGGCCATCCGGCACAAGGTGGATACGTGGTACCGGTCTGTCGCGCGGACCCGTCTCGCGCCGGGCGCGTCCACCATCCTGATCCAGACCCGGTGGCACCCGGACGACCTCGCGGCGACCATCCTCAAGGAGCAGCGCGCGCTACCGGCGGAACAGCGCACCTGGCGCTACCTGAGCATTCCGGCGGTACGGCACCGCGACCTGCCCGACGCCCTGGGCCGTGAGCACGGTACGCCGTTGGAGAGTGCGCGCGGACGTACCGCCGCCGACTGGGAAGAGATCGAGCGCAGCGTGGGCAAGCGCGTGTGGAACGCGCTGTTCCAGGGCAGCCCCATCGTGCCGGAGGGCGGCCTGTTCTCGGGGCAGTGGTTCGATGACCACCGCGTAGCCGAGATGCCCGATCGGACGCTGGTCCGCATCGTCGCGGTGGACCCGGCCGAGTCCGGCGAAGGTGACGAGGCAGGCGTGATCGGTGCGGCCTTGCTGGCGGACGGCCGGGTGCTGCTGACGCACGACCGATCCGCGCAGATGACGTCCGACCAGTGGGCGGCGGCAGCGGTGGACCTCGCCCTCGAGACCTGGGCTACCGACATCGTGGTGGAGGCGTACACCGCTGGGCTGACGTACATCAACGTGGTCAAGCGGAACATCTTGGACAGGCTGTGGATCAGTCCTGGTGTCCCCCGGCCCGGTCTGTCCCCGCAGGTGCGCGCCCACCTGGAGCAGCTGCTCTACCGGGTACGCAAGTGGTACGAGACCGGCGACGCGGTGGCTCGCAGCGGCATGCTCCGGCAGGCCGTGGAGACGGGCACCTGCGCTGTTCTGGGGGAAGAACTGTCCGTCATGGAGTCGCAGGCACGGCAGTGGCAAGTCGGGCAGCACCAGCCCGACCGTGTGGCCGCGTCGGTGATTGCCCACGACCACCTCGCCAAGGTGCGGGGCAACGTGGCCACGCTGGCTACCCCGGCCGCCGAAAGCACCCGGCAAGCCCCCGCGTGGCTGGCCCGTAAGGTCGGCTGACAAGGGAAGGCCCCGGACGCGGCGGCTGTGGGTATGGCCGCGTCCGGGGCTGGCTGCGATATTAGCGAGGTTGGAAGGTCTGCGTACTGATGACGATGACCCCGGGAACGTCGTACAGCATCACGCTGTCTGCGGTGCTGTTGCCGAGTTCCACCTTGTGGTCGCCGTAGTACTCGACCATGCGCCTCAGGCTGGCGATCAGTTCTGAGGCCATCATCACCGGGCACCCCAGTACAGCTCGTCCAGCACGTAGGGCAGCGGGTCGGGGATGGTGCGCACGGTGCCTTCCGGTGCCACCAGCGCCGGAGCCGGGCGGATCGGGTCGATGGGCAGCACGCCCAGCAGCAACGCCAACAGGATGTCGATCATGCGCGGAGTCCTTCCAAGAGCGTCTGGTGCTCGACGGGATCGAGCACGCCTACGTTGATGAGTTCGCCCACCAGCGCGCCGGGGAACTTGATGCCGTCTTCCAGAGCCATGCGGAACACCATGTCCAGGATGGCGAACCACGGCCGATCCGCACCGAACAGCCCGTAGTCGAGTTCCATCCACTCGGAGTCTTCGACGTCGTTGACGGGGACACCCAGAATCTGGAAGGCGGCATCGCCGACGCCCATGGAGTCGTCGGGATCGCTATGCCCGGGAGGCATGACGTGGACGTTGTTGATCCAATTCCACCCCGCCAGCTGGGTAATCCACCCCGCTACACAGTGCGTGGTGCCGCACTTCCAGACGGTCTGGTCGTAGTCCTCGGGATGCTCCACGATGTGGACCAGGGCATTGATCAGCGGCGGCCAGTTACTGATCGGGGACATCGTCGGCCTCCTCGGTCTTGACGCTGACGGGCACCTGCGTGTCGCCCACGGTGATGTCTCCGGCGTCGGTGTACTGCGCGGCGGCCCTCTCGGCTGCCGCCCACTGGCGATACGCCTGGGACTTCAAACGGTCTACGGTGATGGCCGCCTCGGCGTCCACCTCTGCCTGTCGCGTGCGCGCCGTGGTGAGAATGAACGTGGCCGTCTGGTGCAGGTATTCGGCCAGCCGGTTCAGCTCGGCCATGCTGGCGTCGGCGTCGGGGAGCACCGGCAGGTTCTGCACGTGCTGCCCCGGCATGATGTACACCGACATCCAGGTCATCCGGGCGGAATCGAACACCGACACGACGGCGCTGTTGTAGCGGCGGTTCTCGGCGTTGCTGATGATCTCGACTTCGCCGGGGAAGCCGTCCACCACGCAGCCCGCACGGATGACCCAGCCACGGTGATCGCGGTGGATGTCGTTCGGCGTGACGGTGGGGGTCAGGGGATGCGTGTTCACAGCATGTCCTTCGGGTAGTCGGCGCGTTCCTGGGCCACGAAGTCTTCGTAGCTGACCATGGCCTGCCAGCTGCTGCGGTTGTTCTCGCGGCCCTCCTCGGCGAACCCGACCTGGCGGCGCGCGGCGTCCACCACGATGACGGGGTACTCCCCACGCGTCCGCGTGGTGCCGATGCCGCCGCCGGTCTCCGAGTCCCGGACGTCCTTGAATACCTGATCCACCAGAATGCGCAGCAGGTACGACTCATCGCTCCAGCGCCGTTGCGCCATGTCGGCCTTGAGTGCCGCCCGCAGCATCTCCGGCCACTCGCTACCGTTCCAGTGCGTGTACAGGTAGATGCCGATGGTGTCGTCGGTGATGGAGTCACGGTCTACGAAGTAGATGTTGGCGCGGTCTCCCATGGTGGTGTCCTTTCGGTTGATGGTGTGTGCGTGGGGCGTGGAGGAATCGAACCTCCGCCTGCTGGGGAGTAGCAGGCCCATCGTCCAGTCGGACGCCCCGGGTGGCCGGAGCCCGTAGGCCCCGGCCGGGTGGATCAGCGCATGCGGCGCAGAACCTCGGCGCGGATCACCTGCATCTGCTCGTCGTTTTCGCCGTATTTGTTCTGGCGTGCGATGTGCGCCAAGGAGTCCAGCAGCGATTCCGCCGACCACTCCGCGATGCGGGCGGCGTAGCGCTCGGCCTGCGCGGAGAGGGCCGGGGCGGTGGAGTTCGACATTTCGTGTCCTTTCGGTTGGTGTGAGATCACCTTAGCACGTGTTCCGTGCCTTATGCAACCCCGTCAGTGCAGCACGTTCAGGATGTCGAACAAGAGGGTGTTGTCGGGGCGGGTGTCGACGGTGACGTCGGGCGGCAGCATGCCCAGGTATTCGCCCACGGATTCGACGCTGCCGCCTCTGCCTGACGGAGGCACTTCCCACTCCATATCCAGATACAGGCGGGCGTATTTCCGCCGTATACCTATCCACCGGCCGATGCCGTCCGTGCCCGCCCCGGCGTACACCGCCACGGTGAAGTTCCGTGCGCGCACCCGGTGGATGGCCCCCAACGCATGCGCGCTCACGCGGCGTCCACCATGGCGCGCAGCACCGCGAACACATCCGGGTGCATCACCAATTCCACGCCGTCCAGCGCCACGACCACACGATCCGTCGCGGTGTGCGTGGTCACCCGCAGCACGTGGCCGGGGCACGGGCGCGCACCGTGGGGCGCGCCGCAGAAGGCAACGCGTGTCTGTGCCCAGGACATCAGCGAACACCGACCCGCTCTGCCCTCAGCGTGTTACCGGCGTAGTCGCCGATGCGGTACACGTGGCTTTCCCGGCCTGCGCGGGCCAGCGCCAGCCAGTTGCCGGGGTATCCGTCCAGGATTTCCAGCGTGTCGTAGAACTCGTATTCCATGCCCGGAATCTGGTGCGGGCGGGGGATGATCGTTCCCGGCATCAGCAGCAGCCGGGCCGGGTAGGCAGTGTTGTCCATAGGGGTGTCCTTTCGTGGTGGTTTGGGTGAGCTGTGCCGTGGCGGTTGCGCCACCCCCTGGAGTGACGGCCACGGCACCACCGCCCGGCCAGGGCTCCCGCGATGCCCTTGCGGGGCCAGCGGTGGGGCGGTGTGCTCGATGTGACCATCATTGCACGGATTGCGTGCGAATGCAAGAAGGAAACCGCAGGTCAACCGTACCAACGGGTTTGTTTCCGCTGGGTGTTGGTAATGCACGGATTGCGTGCTAAGGTGGTCACACCACCAACAGAGAGGACATCCCATGGCACAGCGAGGCTTCACCGTAGGCGACACCGTCCAGCTGCCCGGACGCTTCCAGCGCGGCGTCGTGACGCACGTCGGCAAGGGCGAGTTCACGGGGTACTACACCGTCAAGATGCAGGACGGCACTACCCGTGAGGCGCGGTTCGGCAGCATGATCCGCGTCGTCTACGCATAGTCCGGGCTGGGGCCGCCTCGCCGGGCGGCCCCACGTCTCCACACCCACCAACAGAGAGGACACCCCCATGGCCATCGAGCCACCCCCGGAACCGTCTGGTGACATGACGGTGCGCGTCCAGTGCGACCACTGCAATACCGTCTACCACTTCACCTTCACGCGCCCCGACACGCTGCTCAGTAGCGAGGCTACGAACCTGCACCTCCTCGCCAAGGACTGGGCCGTGTACGGCTACGGTCTGCGCCACCGCTGCCCTGACTGTCAGGTGACGAAATGAGCTACGAGGACAACTACCACAACGGCATTCGCATCAAGACGGACTTCAAGGAGAACGGCTTCGGCATCGACCCGGAGGGCTGTGGCTGCACCGACTGCCTGGTGGGCAACGCGTTCAATGAGGAGTTCCACGATTTCAAGATCGAGGAGGCGATCCGCCAGGGCCGGACGCTGTACAACCGGACAGGCCACGAGGTCATTTTGCCGAACGGCTACCGGCTGGAAGACGGCGCAGCATGGCGTCCGAGTCCGCCGCGCGCCCACCACTGCCCGTCCTGTACCTGCACCGCGTTCTGACCCCCAATCGCCCCGCCCTCACCGGCGGGGCGATTGGTGCGTCTACCAGGGGAAACTGAATCGTTAGTTTCGCTACGTATAGGTTCCAGACAGGGGGTTGCACAACGCACGGAACCCGTGCTAAGGTGGTCACACCACCAACCGCAAGGAGCACACCATGTACGCCAACCTCCCCCTCGCCCCCGGCCACATCGTCGTCATCGACCACTACTTCGGCCTGCACTCGCATGCGATGGTGTACGTCTTCGACGACGAGGTCGATGCAGCAGCGTCGCTGGCCATCTCGGTCGCCGAGATAGCGCACATGGACACCCTGGACCCCATGGAAATCGAGCTGGACTACGACGGCACAGTCATGGAGAGCACCGGGCTGTTCGTCAGCTGACGCGCAGCACCTGCGGCCCCGCTACGGCGGGGCCGTTCGTGTTTGTGCAGGTCACATCATATGCATGTATAGCCATGTGTGCATATGGCCTCATATCCCCTGGTCAAGACGATTTTTCAGAAAGGGGTTGCACAAAGCACGGAACCCGTGCTAAGGTTGTGTCAACACCAACCAAGAGGAGCACAAAATGTTCACCACCGTCGCCTTCCGCAACAGCAAGTCCATCCACCTCGCGGCCGAGGGCACCAAGACCATCTGCGGCTCCGAGACCTACCGCACCGCCGGTAGCTGCATCACCAAGACCCGCAAGGCCAGCAAGGTCACCGGCGAGGTCACCTGCAAGCGCTGCGCCAAGATCGCCGCCCAGTCCGCCCCGGCCGAGGCCCCGGCCCCCGCCCCCGA